GTCCAGCCGTGAACTCGGCGGCACGCTGGTTGATCCGCCCCATCTCGGCCGCGAACCGCTGGTTCTGGGCCTGCATCTTGAGCTGGTTCTGCTGGCTCTGCGCTGCGTAGAACGAGCCGATGGCGCCCGTGATCGACCCGAAGATCCCCGCGATGGGGCCGGCGACCGTCATGGCACTGGCGAACTGTGATGCGAACCCGGGGCCAGGTCCTGGCCCACTGATGGCGTACGACTGCCCGGTCATCAGCGTCGGGCCAGTCGGGCTTGAGGAGAACGGTACCTGTACGACTGCCATGTCAGCCTCCGATGCTCACTTCAAGGGTCAGCCCAACGATGGTCAGCGGGAGCGGGTCTGACTGCCGCACGTAGACGCGCCCCGCCTGCCGCCACGTGGGCGTGAGCTTCACGCCAATCTCGTCCGTCTTGAGCCCAGGCGGCGAGCCGTATGGCTCCGTGGTGCGCTGCTTGGCCTCGACGAGATTGTCGGCGTCGGGGCCGACGAAGATTCCACTTGAGCGATATACGCGCAGGAATGCCTCGTTGACGTTCTTGGCGCGGCCCTGCCCGAATGCCTCCATCTGGAGCGCCATCGGCAGCGTCTCGAGGTCGCTGACGTAGGGCAGACCGACATGCACGACCACGGACGGCCGCTGCAACACGGCCACCCCACCCGTCACCGTGACCTGCGGCATGACCGCTCCGTCAGCAAGGATGCTGACCGTCTTGCCCTCGAGGTGCGTCAGGCCGGCCACCGTGTCGCGTGCAAACGCCCACACAGCCGTCGCCACCCCGCGCAGGGCTACAGGCAGGATGAGGTCCGTTCGGGCCGTAGCGACCGTCGTGGAGGTCGTGGACAGGATCGTCAGGCGATAGGTGTTTCCGTTGGCATCGGTCAGGACGATGGCGTCGCCCACGTCCGTGGTGGCCGGGAACTGGAAGATGGCGCTGCTCGCCGTAATCGTCAGCACGTCGGCCGGACCCCAGGTCGTGCCGCCCGTTACCGTGACCGTGGTGGCAGTCGTGTTCGTTCCGTTGTAGGTCAGGCCGCTGTCCACGAAGAAGCAGTCCTTCAACTCGCCGACCTGCCGGCTTGCGAACCGCTCCACGTATCGCTTCGTCACCCCGCCGATGGTGCGCTTGACGATGACGTACAGGCGGTCCTCGGCACCCTCGGCAACGGCAGCGCACGTCTCAAAGTCGCCGTCCGTCTCGTGCTGGTGCCACGCGCCGATCTGCTGCTCGGGGATGTACGTCAGCCCGAGCATGCTTCCCGTGCTCGAGATGAACCACAGCAGCGGCTGCGGAGCCTTGCTGTAGCACATGTCCGTGATATCGAAGTTGTCGAACAGGTGTGTGGCTCTGATCGACAGGTCCCCAGTCACGAACCCGCTCGCCTGCCACGAGTATCCGAGCTCGCGCACATGGCCGTCTCTGGCAGAGCAGTAGACCACCGTGTTGTTCACGATGGACGGCTGCACGTTGTTCGCACCGACGTATGACTGCGGACGCACCGAGATGGTGGTCGGCGAGATCACGTCGCTGTTCACCGGGCTCACGCGCCACTCGGCGGCGCTTGTGAGCGCGAGGAGCTGCGTTAGCGGGACGAGGTGGCGGATCGTGTTGGCCTCCCGTGCAGCGACGCGGAAGTTGATCCGGTCGGTGTCCTGCAACGGGATGTGGTAGGACATGTCGCTCTCGGTCCCGGTGCGCGTCATCCACATCGTCTGCGGCGCGTTGGTCGTGCCGGCGAACACGCGTCGCTGCTCGAAGTAACTGACCGCGCCTGGGTAGTTCCCGCTCGACGCGAACACCGTCTCGGTCACGGGCGGCGTGATTCCCATGTCTGGCGCGATGTTGTTGTCAACGAACGACGTAGCCTCGGTCTGGCCGATGAACCCGTACAAGCCGCTCTGTCGCTTGTAGACGTTGTATCGGCTCGCGCCCGACACGGATGACCATGAGATCGTGTTGTACGCGCCGACCACTGCGAGGTTGTTTGACACGCTTCCAGCTGCGGACGGCGGCGTCTCGTCGATCCCGTTGGACGTGATCGCCGTTACCACGTAGTAGTTCGTGATGCTCTCGGTCTGCTCCATCCCCTGCACCAGACCGCCGCTCGTATAGGTGCCGCCAGAGAAATCAATCGGGACGTGCGTCTGGTAGTTGAGAATCGAGAACGTCGAGTTCGTGTGGAAATCGGCAATGATGAAGAACTTGTCGTTCACCAGATTCTGGAACGTGGTGTTGCCAACCACGCCGGAGATATAGATCGAATCTCCCTCTGCGATTGTCAGGTTCTGCACGTTCGACGCAAGCGTGATGCGATCCTGCGCAATGTCCACCGAAGTGATGTTGTATCCCTGCCCTCGCGTCGCGGTCACGGTCGGCGTTCCAGGCGTGGCGATGTTCGCTCCGAAGGTGATCGTCGTGAGCGTCCACGTGGTCGCACCAAGGCGGCGCAGCTCACGCGGCGCGTAGTTCGGGTGGACGAGCGTCAGCACGTCGGCCGACTGCACGTAGTGGATGTCGAACAGGTCGGCCTCGGCGTAGGGATTCGGGATTTCGTAAATCCCTGCCGGCAGCGGATACCAGTACGTGGCGTTTGGCGGCGCGTTGCCTGTGGTCGCCGCGATGCAGTAGTAGTTCACGCCGCCCGACGAGACAAGCGCACCGATCGCGTAAGTGGTGGCACCGTTGTATGCGGCAGGCGTCCCAGGCCCGAGCGTCGCACCCTGCGTGTGGAACCGGAAGTACCCCGCGCCGAGCTCGAGCACCATCGTCTGCGTGGTGCTGAACGTGAACGGAAGCAGGCGCGTGCGCTTCGTGCTGTCCTTGACCTCGCGCACGAACGCCGTGCCGGGGCGGTTCTCTGCCGGACCCTGCGGGAGCGCGATGAAGTTGAGCATCTTCGCCGCCCCGGTCTGGAACTTCACGTCATCAATCCGCCCCCACATCTCGGGCGAAACCTCGCCGCCCGCGAAGGACCGTGTGTAGGTGCGGGTCAGTGCCATGTCAGCGTCCAGAGATCCAGGAAGTGATGTGACCGGGCTTCACGTCGCGCTGGCTAGCGTCGGACGCCTTGGCCTGCGCGAGGTAGATCGACGCCATCTGGAGGCACCGCTGCGCCTGCCGCGCTCCCTCCTCGCCCTTCACGACCGGGCCGGCAAGGAACGACGCGAGCTGCCACGACAGTGCCATCGTGAACAGCGGGTCGAACTTGGTGGAGTCGCTCACGAGCGCCTGATAGCGCAGGAGCGCGTTCTCCTGATTCGTGTAGATGACCTTGTTCCCGAGCGTGTCCGTCTCGATCTGGTACTCCTGCGGGACGTAAACGCCGGCCGTCGTGAGCGGCGGGTTCGTCCACCCCCAGCCGTAGCGGTCGGCCGGGTAGGCGCGGACGGAGTAGTCGTTCTCCGCGTCGGGCGGCAGCACGGCCACGGCAGTCATCATGTCGCCAGGGCATGCGTAGGCGTACTTCCACATCGTGTACGGCATCGTTACCTGCGCGAGGCTGACGCGCCGCGATGCGAAGCCCCATGCGTGCATTTGGAGCAGCGTGTCCCGTGCGATGGGGTAGAACCGTGCGCAGTGTTCGGCCTGCGCTGATCCCTCCGGCGGGTCAATGCTGGCGACGGTCGCATCGTCCCCGAGGTGCGCGAGGGCGAGATTGCAGATTTCCACGACCGAGGGCATGCGACCTCCCGTAGGACGGGAGGGGCGCCGTGGTTTCCCGCCGACGCCCCTCCCTGTTCACGAACTCACTTCAAGCTCACTCCGTGCCTGCGGCTTCGGCCACCTTGCCCTTGCGGAGACGGCGAGGCGGAGCGTCGGAAACGGTCGGCTCCGGTTCCGCTTCCACTTCCTCGAGATACTCGAGGTGATGGTTGCGCGGTCCCTTGTACTCGAACACGTCTCCGGGCTGGCGCAGCCCGTTGTCCACGAAGCAGAGAATCTTGGCCTTGACCTTCGGCATGGATGGCTCCTATCAGTCAACCTTGAAGCCGGACGCGTACACCGCACGACCGT